ATGGTGCCGGTTGCAGGCATCGATTAAGCATGGCTAAAGCCCTGTAATTGCGCAGAAAGATGTTCGATGACTTTGGGGAATGCCCCCAGGAATGCCCCCACGTTGGGGGGCTCAATCATCGGTTCCGGGTGCTCGATGCTTGTCGGCCCACGCTTCGAAATCGCGTTCCCACCACCCCACGCATCGCGTCGTGAGGGCGATCGGCTTGGGCAGATCGCCATCCCGAACGCGCCTGCGGATTGTCGATTCGCTAAGGCCTGTTGATGCGACCATGTCGTGAAGGCGTAGGAACCGACCGCGGGCGCTAGCCACGCCGCGGCGCTTGCTGCCGGCCATTGTGCGATCGCGGGGCGGAGTGACGTTGGGGGCGGGCATCAGCGCTCACATTCTTCTGGACGAGGAAACGACGTTGCAAAGCCGAGCAGCGGGTGAACCCATGCGAGGCCACGCGCGCCGGCGCGGGTGAGCACTGCGAGGACGCCGGTCGTCAGATCTGCAGACTTTGCCTTCGCCCAGGCCGCGACAGTCGGGACGTCGACGAACGGCTCGGCAATCGCCAGGCGGTGCTTCTTCGAAAACATGTCCAGCATGTCCCCGGTCGGCGTCCAATAATCTCGGATGCGCGCTGCCTGCTCGATCCCCGCCTCTTGCGCGACGACGTTATGAACCGCGCAACCTTGCTCGGCCGTCGCGAGACTGCGCTCGAGCGCGACGCCGGCGACAACCGCGGCGGTCAGCGACTTCATCTCGGCCAATGCGTCGCGGTACGCCAAAAAGGCGACCTCGAGATCGTCCTCGGTGAAGAAGTCCTGTTGCGTGATCGTCAGGACCGTATGCGAGGCGATGCGCCCGGCCGGGGCGTCGGCGACGTGATCGCGAGCCAATGCCAGGGCATCATGCGAGACACCGGTCAGGGCATCGCCGCTGATAATCCGCATACCCAGCTTGTCGCGCCGGTAGCCGGTTTGCAGTAACGCGCGGGCCTGCGCCCAGACGAGATAGTCGAGGCCAACAGTGCCGCCGTCCTTCGCGTCGTTGATCATCGCTGCGCGCAGGATGACCTTACGGACGGCGCTAAGCGCGAACGCCCCGTCCTTGCTCAACCCGTCATCCTGGTCCGATCCGACCGCGCGATGATGACCTGCGAATGCGCCTTCGCCGGCCGCTGGAGCGGGCGTCGCCGGTACGGTTACGGCCGCGGCCGCAGGCTTTTCGCTGCCGAACTTGGCCGAGCGGGATGCCCACCAGTAGGAGATCACCGGCGCGCCGTCGGCATCGATTGCGATGTGCGCGACGATGTCGCCTTCCGGCAATTCGAGGCCACCGCCCGCGCGGGGCTTTCCTTTCGCGAGAAGCTGATGATCGACATTGTCCCAATCGTCCTTCGGCTGGTCGGGGATGAATCGCAGATCCGGCCGCGCGACGGCCGCGCGCACCTCGGCGCGCACGATCGCGAGCTTGTTGTCGACGAGCTGCTGCAGCGTGCCTTCATCGACGACGCGGCCGCGTTCCTCGGCGGCGTCTGCAAACAGATCCATGTCGAACCGCCCGCCGGCGCTGCGGTATGTATCCACGCCGACGAACGCGAGCTCGCGTTGGGCGCGGGCGTCGCCGACCTTCATCGCCTTGCGGATCTCGGCGGGCGTCGGGTGGGTCGGATTGATCGGCGCCAGGCGCTCAAACGTGACGAGCTGCAGCTGCTGATCTTCAGTCGCCGCAAACGCGCTCGCCTGGCCGACCGAGATGTTGCCCGCGCGGAACGCTTCGAAGATGGGCTTCGACAGTCGGCCGAGACGAAGCCACCTGTTGACGGTAGCGACGTCCGGTTGGCCGATACCCTTAGCGATCTGCTCTACACCGTGCCCGCGCGACGCAGCGCGCGCGACGCCCGCCCATAACTCATGGTCGCGCAGATCGCGGCGGATCAGGTTCTCGGTGATCGATTGCTCGATCAGCTCGGCGTCGCTTAAACCCTCGAGGATCGTAACCTTCACGCCGTAGTCCGCCAGCAGGTCCCCGTTCTTGATCAGCGCCTTTATCGCGCGGTACCGGCGCCCGCCGGCGACAGCGCCCCACTTCGTCTTGCTGCCCTTCAGCGGATGCACGACGATCGGGTTCATCAGGCCGTCAGCGAGGATCGACGCCTGTAGGGCGGTCGTCTCTTCAGCGTCGGGCGAGTACGTCCGGACGTTCAGGTGCGAAAGGCATAACTGATCGATCGTCAGTGTCGTGTTAGGCATTGGAGGGCTCCGGCTTTGCGGCCGCGAGCGCGCGTTTCGACAGAGCGGCCTTGGTTGGTGCGCTCACACCCGCGGCTGGTACCGCTGGTGCGTCGAGATCGGGGAGGGGGGCCGCACCCGGCCGGTCCCCCGAACTGGCGGACGCGATCGCGTCCTCGATGTCGGTCTGGCGATCGTCGACCGCATATTCGCCGTAGCGAACGGTCATGTAGACGTCGGTCCATGTTTGGTGCTTGGTCGCGTCGTAGTGCCGCGCGGCGACGCCCTGGGCATTGCTTCCTATCCAGATTGCATCGGTGCCACGGCATACGAAGCAACCGGCGCGGACGACGCGGCTGGTAAAGGTTGGGCGATCAGCAAGCTTCACGACCGCGCCTTCCATGCTTCGAACGCCTTCGCGTGCGGGGGGCAGAGGTCTTTGTCTTTCGCCGGGGACGTCGTGCACTTGGTGCAGATCGGCGCGTCGCAGGTGCCGCTCTTTTGCGTCGGCGTCTTCCAGTCGCAGGCGAGCGTCGCGATCCGGCCGCACGCGCACCGCTGCCGGCGACGCGTGCCGCATACGATCGCGGAGCCTCCGGCTGGTAGGGTGACGCGTTCGCAGGGCATCAGTACAAGACCGGCGGCACAGCGCTGGCGAGCGCGACGGGCTCAACGCCCGCTTCAAGGCGCTTCGCGTCGGCGATGCCCTTCTGCATGAGCGCTACAATCGCCTCGGCTTCGGCAATCGTTTGGTAGATGACGAACCCATGGGAAAGGTCGTGACGTGAGAGACCAAGCGCGATCGCGCCGCGGACGTTTCCGGCGCGATCATGCGTTTGGACCGTACACACGACAGACTCGTTCAGCGCGACGAAGCCCTTCACGGTGTCGAGAATTGGTAGGTTCTCGATCGCGCGCATGACCAGCGGTGAGGCGTTGTCCGCGCCCGGATGACGATCGGCCATCAGATCATCCCCAGCGCTTGGAGATAGACCTCGAGGATCGCTTCCTCTTCCTGGTACTCTTCCTTCTTCTTCTTCCGGATCGACAGGATGCGCCGGATGGCCTTCGGGTCGTATCCACGCCCCTTGGCCTCCGCCATCACATCCTTGATGCCGTCGGAGATCCCCTTCTTTTCTTCCTCAAGGCGCTCGGCGCGCTCGATCAGGAGACGCAGCTCGTCGGCCGCGACCTTGCCGCCTCCCATGCCGTGCTCGCGTTCGTCGGCCACCGTCACAGCCCGATCGTCGAGCGAAGCGCGGCGGCAGCGCCGGCCGGATCGATCGCGAACATGATCGCGGATCCAACGGCGGCACCGAGGGTGGCGAGCTTGCCCATGTCGACGGCCTTCAGGCGGTCAGGATCGCTTGGCACGTAGGGAGTGCAGACGTCGCACTTGCAGTCGAATTCGTGGATCTCGAAATGCCGCACGTGCGGCTCGCGCAAGCGATAGGTGCGTTCGATCTTCGGCTGGGTCTGGCGCATCATGGCCTGTTCTCCGGACGGGTTTGGATGGCGACGCGGAGCTTCTCGATGCTCCAGGTCAGCAGGATGGTGACGATCGCGAGCGCGGCGATCGCCAAGCGGGACGATCCGAGCAGGACCATTGCGAGGACGCCACCGCACTGGATGACGGCGATCGCGTGGACGGTGCGCAGGCCGCTCATGCCGCGACATCACGCTCGGCCGTAGCCGACTGGATGATCGCCAAGCGGTCGGCCGGCGCATGGAAGAAGCAGGCGCTGCAGATCTCTTCGTCGACCCAAGAGCAGGGACCGCTGTGCCCGAGGCACGCATCGGCTTCGCTGCATGCGCAGATCCGGCAGAGCCGCGGGGGATCGATCGGCGAATGCATCGCGATCGCGGCGAGCTGCGACAAGATGTCGAGATCGAAGGCGAAAGCGCGACGAAGGGAGACGATGGTGTTGAACGTCATCGGCACGATGTCCGCTTCGATCTGCTCGAGCCATTCGGCGCGGACGAGCTCTGCCAAGCGTGGCTCGGTCGCGAGCGCTGCAGCGACGTCGTGAATGCCGAGGCCGGCTGCGCAGCGGCGATGCTTTAGATATGCACCGGGGGTCATATCGCGGCCCGATGATCGAGGGGGGCGGACGCCGCGACGTTGACGTGGTCGATCGCGTCCAGGAGCAGCCGCATGCCGATTGGCAGGTCGCTGTCGTCAGGCCGGGTAAGTGCCTGCAGCGCATCAGCTTGCTGCTGCAGCGCGCTCGCTATGTTCGTCAGGGCTTGGTGTCGGTCGGGCATGGCAAATCGTCCAGGCAGCAGTTTCCCGCCCCGTTGATCGCGGTGATCAGCGGGCGGGCGGGGTTGGCGGCGATGTCAGTGTTAGCGGCGCGTCAGCTTATGGCGGGGCTTCGGAAGCGGCTCCGATCTGCTCAAGCTGATACCGGAGACGAGCGGTAACGCGCTCCAGATCTGCGATGTGATCGAGCGCCGCATCGGCCTCATGCCGCGTGATCTGTGCCCCACCGTCGCCCGTACCGGCGAGAGCATCGGAAACGGCACGCGACACGTCGCCGACTTCGATGCTCAGCGCCATAACGCCAGATCGCAGGCAAGGTGCGGCACCGTCGTGCTCCGGAAGCATGATAACGACGGCGCCAAGTATGCTGGCCATCGTGTTCAAGATGTGCGGAACTCCTGCCTCGGCGGCGCCTATCGCGTCGATCCGCACGGCATTAACAATGGAGATGCTCCGGTCATCGTTCTTCGAACCGTAGCAAGAAAAGCTGGTATCAGAGACGCCAGTCTCGGCTTCACAGACCTTTCCGCCACCCGCTGCTTTGACAGCTCGCTTGGTCGCTACCGCCAAGCGGCGCTCATCGATTGTCAGGTGCGCATTAGCCATGATGCACCTCCTGACGGGAAACGTGGCTTGCCTTTCCCGCTGCGCCGACTTCGACCCTCGGGCATAAGGGTGACGCCGACCGGAACATCCGATCGGCGTCTGTTCGCATGCACTTGGGAAGTGGCAGACTGGCACCACAGGCCACACCGCGACGGGCGGCGTTGACGGCGTGGCTTGGGTTCCGACCGGTCTGCCAGCGGTCGAAAGGGGAGGCTGTTGACGCGCACGGGGTGGCATCTGAAGGAAGTACGTCGGCGGTGCGGAGGGGAGAGACCAACCGCCGACGCTCGTCGCCCACGTGGCGACCGAGAGAAACTGATGAGGACCAAGCCGCAACGATCATCGCGTTGGCTCCAGGTCCGACTGGTTCGGCACATCTTCCGCCGGATAAATGTCTGGCCGAAGCCTCTCTTTTGGAACGCCGGTAGCTGCCTCGATGGCAAGAACATGCTCGGCCGGCAGCCGGTCAGTCATCAGCCATTCGCGCACGGTCGACTGCCGTTTGCCAACCAAACGGCCGAAGGCGGATTGTGAACCTGCCGTCCGAACCGCCTCCGCAAGGGCCGAGTCTGATTGATGTTCAATCGCCATGACGCAAACTAACAGCATACCGTTAGATACGTCAACGACATGATCGTGTATAATTTGAACGGCGTGCCGTTAGCGTGCGCACGATGACGATCGGTGACCGTATCGAAGCGAGACGCGTGGAGCTTGGTATCAAAAGCCAGTCTGCACTCGCGCGCCGCGTTGGAATGCGTCAGTCAACGCTAAATGGCCTGATCCGCAAACCGTACCGCTGGTCCCCCTATCTGACGAAGATCGCGCGCGAGCTGCAGACAACCGTCGAATATCTTGCTGGCGAAACCGACGACCCTGACGACAACGCGCCTCCTGCGCCTGCGCCGCCAGCTATTCAGCAGGTGATGATGCCGGTGTCGCTGCCGAGCGAAAACGCGTTGGCCGATATGTTCGAGGGGCTGTTGATGACGCTTCACCAATTTCAGCCGATCCTAGGCTGGAATTTGGACGAACTTGGACGTGAGCTTGCTCAGCTGCTGCCCACCGGCCTGTCGCAGCTGCAAGGGCGTTTGATCGAGTTGCCGCAGCCTCCGCGCCTTCGATCCGATCAGAGCTCAGAGCCAACCGACGAAGCGCAGCCCAATGGCGATCGCGAACTGCAGCGATGATCGCGCAACGGGCTTCACAGGGCCTGCACCCTAGGCTGCAACCGGGCGTATCCCGGAAGACTGTACCCTGACCTCTAACGCGTCCCTCCTGTTCTATTAATGTTCCATATCAAGGCTAGTTGATGGAAGCGAGTCGAACGTGACGAAAACCGCACCCAGGTTAATGCCGCAGGGCAGCTTAGGCGGCCGGTCTCATGGGGTGTTGGCGGGGTATGTTCCGCCTAAGAGAGCTTCTAACCCGCGTATTTCCGCGGGCTTTTGAGGGTGTCGGGGGACAGGTCCGCCGGGATGCTGCGTCAATCAAGCGAGGGAGCGCCTAGCACGATCGAACGCTTCGGAATTCAAATGCGCAACGGACGATCAGGGAAGAATTAGATGAGCGATAGCGCAAACGACTTGACTCACCGTATTCTCCGCTCGGACATTGACGGGCCAATTAGTCGCAGGGAGACCGTTCTGCTAGTTGCCCAGATAGTTAAGTACACTAACATGATTGCGATGGCTCAGAACCTCTCGTTAATCGGGGAAGCAGACCAAGCTTTAGCAAAGCTTAAGGAAGCCGCTGACTTCACCGATAAGATTCAAGAGTCGCTTTTTGTTGCATCATACGGGTCGGAAGAGGCGCTGTAATGGGAATCGTGGACGAACGTTTCCAACAGCTATTCACTGATCTGTCGGTCGAGAGGGAGCGAGCTCGTGTGATTGTCAACGAGCACGCCTTGAAGGGCGGAGGTGGCGGGGGCACATACGGTGGTATGTCGAACGACACGAACTCTGACGCTTTGAAGCCGCGCGTGGACTTCCTGCAGACAGCGTTCCTTTGGCTGGCTGGCATCATGGTTGCCGCGATCGGCACCATTGTCTTAGTAGCAGTCAACTTAACCGGAGCGACGAACACACGCCTTGACCGAAGCGTTGAGGCAACGTCCGCCCTAAACCGTGAGGTTGGCCAGCTTGGTGTCAAAGCCGACGAGACCAATGTTCGCTTGCAGCGCATAGAGGATAAGCTGGATCGACTCTCGGTCGGGCCAAAACGCTAGCCATTGATCGATGGCGTAGTTGCCGTGAGAAGCGGGGTATCGGCGGGGTACCTTTCCCAAAATTCACCCCAGGAAGTGGCCAATACTGCGGTTTTTGGGCAAGCACGGCGGAGGGTATCTCCGCCGCAGTCGAATGTCCGCTATTAGCGGAAGTCAGCATGATGTGATTGGATGCGGCGGATAGGTCCTCCGACGCGAAATCGAAGGACGGGTGAGAGCGGAAGACGTCGCCACTTATTTTATCAAAATGCATCGTTCGGGGAGCAGAGCAATTGTCAAAGCGGAAACTTCAGGTTTTTGTATCAAGTACCTTTACTGACCTAATACCTGAACGGCAGGCGGCAGTCGGGGCAATTCTGAAGGCCGGGCATATTCCAGCTGGTATGGAATTGTTTACCGCTGGCGACCGTTCGCAGATGGAAATTATTGAGCGGTGGATAGACGAGTCCGACGTCTATATGCTCGTGCTTGGCGGAAGGTATGGGTCAGTCGAGCCAAAGTCTGGCATGGGTTATACGGAACTTGAATATGATTATGCGGCATCACAGGGCAAAGCCCTTTTCGCCGTAGTTATCACGGATGAAGCTCTTGAAGCAAAGGTAAAGGCGGGCGGAACAGACTTGATGGAAAAGGTTAACCAATCAAGTCTTGTGACATTTCGTAAAAAAGTCCTTTCAAACATGTCGTCATTCTTTGTTGACGAGAAGGACATCAAGTTGGCTATTTATGAAAGTCTCTCAGATTATGCAAATAATCGAGACTTAAAGGGGTGGGTGTCTGCAGATGCCGTAGCAAACTCCGACTTGCTTCAGCAGGAGGTTAACTCACTACGCGAGCAAAATGCGGCATTGACGGCCCGTATTGCTCTTTTAGATGAACAGGCTACAAAAGCTGTTCACTATGAAAAGGAAGTTGGCAGTAAAACGTCGCGAGAGTTATCCGAGTTAGAGGATTTACTCCGAAACACCGAGGTTAGTCTGCCAAAAACCCTCAAAGATCCGCACAACAGGGAAACTTCGGATCTGCTTAATATATTCTTTTCAACAAAAGACTTTTTCATAAACGGGATAACTAACCAAGTCGGTATGGATGATGGCGCTCAATTCTTGTTTTTCAATGTAGCCCCCAGGCTTCAACTTCACGGCTTAATCGACAACGAAAAGGTAGCCGGTAAAACGTATAGAAGGGTTGTCGTCTCTCCTAAAGGTATGGCGCTACTTGCGGCGCTTGAGAAGCGTGAAGTTGCTGCCGCGACGAAGACCAAGTCAAAAAATAAGGGAAACGATCCAGGGTCTTCAGGTACCTCCCCAAAAGCACCGGACGATCAGTCCTCAGCCAAGTAATTCGGCTAGTAGCTTGCTTTGCAAGGAACGAGGTTGGGGGCTCTTTATGGTGATGAGCCAGAGGAGTCTCACGAACTCTCGTATTTCGGTGCCTCTCGTTGCGTAGCAGGGGGCATTTTGCCGTCAAATTGGAGCTGAGATGATCAAGGATGAGATTCTGATCGCGACCGCGATGGAGATCCGAGCGACGCTGCAAGCAAAATTGGGCGACATGTCTACCGAGACAATCGAGCTATCGCGTGCGGAGGCAATTCTGGCGAAGGGGATGATCGGCGCGCTCGTCGGCTTGATATCAGATGACGGGATTCCCGAGCGGCTCAACTAGCAGTCGCTTTGGTTCACCGGTACTAGCTGGCACAAGTGATTCCCCCTATGTTCCGATCGGGGGAATACCGGGAAGACAGACAAAGATGGGAGCGATTACTCGCCCGCCTGAAGTAGTTCCGCGCCGCGATCAGGCGCTTGCATTCATCATCGAGCAGATTGCCCGCTCGGGTACCAGCCCGACGTTTGAAGAAATCGGCGTCCGGCTTAACGTCAGCAGCACCCGTGCAAAGGAGCTCGTCGCCCAGCTGATAGAGCGCGGCCTCGTCGAGAAGACGCCCGGCGCGCAGCGGAGCCTGCGCGTACGCGACGTCGCGGGATCCCGCGCATTGCTCGATGAAACCATGCGCCGCCTGGGGTGGGCGGTCGCCGTACCCATGGGCGCCCTTTGTCAGCCACCCCCCTTCCCGGAAGGGCAGCTACCGGTGATCCCACCTTTCGAGCATCTACCCGACGTCGACTAGCCGGGACGTCCCATGATCATCACCACCGAATATGAGCGGCAACGCTTCGCACACCTTGTCCTGGAGAGGCCGCGGCCGCTTCCGGAGATCGGCCCGAAGCCGCAAGGCATGTCGAAAGCAGAGTGGCGGGTGATGAAGGCGGATCTGCGCGCGCGGGGCGCCGAGCTGTTGCCTGGCATCGAAGAGCGGGTGCAGCTGCAGGAGATCCACGGCGGCAAGAAGGGCACGGTCGAGACGATCGCCCAGCTCGAAGAGCGCCAGCGCCGGCCGGGATCGATCGCCCGTCTGTATGCCTCGCGCGCGATCGACATCGAGCAGCTGGCCGCGGCCGACAAGATCGCGGCGACATACCGGGCGGTAACGGCCGACGCGCCGCTGCGCACGGCCAGCTGGGAGACGCGGACCGACACGGGCGGCGGCGGCAACAACGCGGATCTCCCGCTACTTGGTGGCGTGCTCGGGTCGTATGCACTGGATTGGTGGCTGGCCTCGATCCGCCAGCCCGAGGCGATGCTGTCGATCGTGGCGCGCGACGTCGGCGTGACGATCGCCGCGCATCGGCATGGCCTTGGTGTCCCCAAGGCTCGGGTTCCTTGCCTGGGCACGCGGCGACGGCAAGCTCGTCTCGGCCGGCCAGCCCGTGAAGTACTTCCAGCACGCAGCTTCGTAAGCTGACTGCCGGCGCCGGGGCCTCGTGCCCCGGCGATCGTCCCCTCGAACGACAGGAGCGCGTATGAAGCGCCAACCCAAGTCGGTGGCAACTGCTGCCGGCAACGATCAGTCGCAGCCCGTCCAGACCGGTTCCGACACCTCGACTGCTACCGACTCCGCTGCCGCATCGGGCACGGATACCGCGGCCGACCAGACCGATACCGCTGACGGCCAGGGCGATAGCCTTCCGTCGTCGGGCGATTTGGCTGAAACGCCGGCACCGGCACCCGGCGCCGAAACCCCGGCCGAGGCTTCGACCGAGCCAACGTCGGCGCCCGAGCCCGCGCCGGTCGCCGATGCCGCATCGGCGCCGATCGTCGAGCGTATCGAGGTCCGCGTGCTCGTAGCGTATGACGATTACCTGCCCAATGACGTGATCGTCATGGACCGTGCGGAAGCCGAGATCCGCCTTGAGCACGTCGATGCCGACCCGGTTGCCGTGGCGTACGCCAAGGGTCTGCTCGCGTGATCGAGCCCGTCGCGCTCTCGGACATCAAGAACGACCTTGGTCTGGACCCGAGCGTGACGGACCAGGACGCCCGGATCGAGCGTCTGATCAAGGCGGCACGCCGGTCGGTCGAGAAACGTATCGGCTATTCGATTGTCGGCGATGAACCGACACTCCCCGTCGACGACGTCGACGTCGTTCGCCAGGCGATCTGCCTGATCGTGGCGACGTGGTTCGCATTGCCGGAAGGCGTCAGCGTTGATGGCCGCGCCGGCAGCGCCGAGCTGCCGCTCGGCGTGTCGTGGCTGCTCGATCCGATCGCGAAGTGGGCGGAAGACTGATGCGGCTCTCTGCCGGGCGGCTTCGCCACCGCGTTGCCATCATGCGCGCGACCAAGGTCGATAACGGGAAGGGCGGCTATGCGACCACCTGGTCGGCCGTCGCCAGCGCGGTGCCGGTCGAGGTGCTCGGTTTGACCGGCACCGAGGCCATCCGTGAAAAGGTACTGCGCGGGATCCGCGTCTATCAGATCACGGCACGGTGGCGCGGGGATCTGCTTCCCAAGGACCAGCTGCGCTACGGCGCGGAGGATCTCAACATTCGCTCGGCGGTAGATCCGGACGGCAGGCGCGAGCAGCTTGTCATCGTCGCCGATACCGACGGCGCGGTGAAGACCGGCTGATGGCACGATCATCGGTGCAGGGGCTTGCCGACGCGTACAGCCTGATCGACGGGTTGCCCTCGGCCGCGCACGACGAGATGGCCGTCGAGCTGGCGATCATCGCCCGTGAGCTTTCCGCTGCGCAGCACCAAGATGTCGTGAAGGACACCGGCGCCCTCGATGCCGCCTTGTCGTATCAGCTGCTGCTCGAGCGGTTGTCGGTCAAGGTCGGGCTGCTGCAGGGTGCCCGGGCAGCGGGATCGTTCAACGGCCGCCAGCGCAAGGCAATTGCCGGCGGCCCGTATTACGGCCGCTTCGTCGAGTTCGGCCGCGCAGGGCAAACGGTGCTCGTCACCAGGCGCATTAAGAAGCGGACGGTCAAGGGCAACGGGCGCAACGGTACCGGACGGCGCCTCGTCTACAAGACGCCGAAGCGACGGCTGCGGCGCAGCTCGAGCCCGAACCGCGGCACATATGTCGGCGATCCGTACAAGCTGCGCGTGAAAGCCAAGGGCAAGCGGCCGTTCGTCGAGCAGCCGCTGCTCCAGCAAGTCGCGGACAGCCATCTTTCAGATTTCTGGGCGGGCGTGCTCGCCCGGGTAGGGGGCAAGCCGTGACCGAGCCGATCGACCTGATGACCGGCACGCAGGACGCGCTCATCGCGTTAATCCGTGCCCGGCTTCCCGAGGGACAGAAATCGATGGTTCGGCATTCCCTCGAGGAAGATTTCGAGCCGCCATTCCACTTGGTCGGCGACATCAGCAGCGAGAATGCCGGCGGCAAGGATGACCAGCTCGAGGAGATCGAGGCGGACATCCACACCGTCTACCGCGGCGACGATCGCCGCGAGCTGCTCGCCCTCATGCATCAGGCGCGGATCGCCACCGACGGCGCGATCCTGTCGCTCGGCGGGGCATCGTTCCGGGTCACCTGGCGCGGCGCGATCGCCAGCGCCGCAGCCCGGGACGGCGTGACCTACGCCGGCCTGACCACCCTCGCAATTTTCGCAGAGCCGGCGTGAGCCGGGAAAAGGAGACACCACATGGCAAATGAATTCGGGAATGACTGGCGCGTCGCGATCAAGAGCGGCGCCGGCTTCATTCCAATCGGCGGCGAAACCTCGCTCGACTGGAAGCGCTCGAGCCAGGAGCAGGACATCAGCGACAAGGACAGCGGCGTCTACGGCGCGACCAGCTATGGTCAGCAGAAGATCACGTTCTCCGTCGCCGGCAACCTGAAGCTGCCCGACGCCGGCTTCGCTGCGGCCGAGGCGGCATCGAAGAGCTCGCCCCCGCAGGTCGAGGTCCAGATCAAGAAGGGCGCGGTGATCAAGTATCACGGCCTCATCGCGATCGGCAATTTCTCGGCTTCGTTCCCGAAGGACGCGCCTGCGACCTTCTCGATGGACATGGCTAACGCCGCGGCGCCGATCGTCGACGCGTTCACCGCGGTCGCCGGCGCGTGAGCCTCGCGCCAGCGAACCCGGATCGCGGCGAGCACGAGCTGCTGCTCGCTGGCGTTCCCTACCGCCTGCGCCCGTCGCATACCGCGATGCGCGCGATCGAGCGCAAGACCGAACGGTCCACGCTCACCCTCATCCAGCGTGGCAACGCCGGCGCACTGTCGCTCGAGGAGCTCGGCACGATCGCGGCCGAGCTCATCCGCGCCGGCGCCGCGCCGGACGACTTCCAGACGCAGAACGTCGACGCCGAGCGTATCGGCGAGCTGATCTACGAAGAGGGCCTGCACAAGGCTCTGGGGCGGCTGACGCTCGTGCTGCTCGATGCCGCGTCCGGTGGTCGCACCGCATCGGGGGAAGCGAAGGCGGTTCCAGCGAAGACGAACGAGGACGCTGGCGCCGCCTGATGGGCTTTGCGCTCGATGCGTTCGGATGGTCGGCCGATCAGTTCTGGTCGGCCACCCCGCATGAGCTCTGGTCGATGATCGACGCGCGCATCGCCGCGAACAAACGATAACGGGGAGGGCGGACATGGCAGCATCCAACCGCCGCGACCTGTATCTGCAGGTCTCGGGCAACATCGACGGGCTATCGGCGGCGATGAAGGCCGGCCGTTCCGTGCTGAACGAGTTCGGCACGGCGGCCGACAACACCGCTGATGAAGTCCGCAAGGCGTTTGCCAGCCTCGGTGGTGAATCCGTCGAGCAGTCCGCCCGCCAGATCGAGCGCTCGTACAGCGCGACCTTCGACAAGATCCGCCGCAATGCCAAGCAGGTTGCGTCAGCACCGTCGGGCCCGGCCGCGTTCCAGATCGTCGACGCCGCTGCAGCCGACGCGGCGGCGGGTGCGGCCGAGCGGCAAGCCGCGGGTCTGCGCTTGGTCGCCGATGCGGCCGCGCGCGCGGCCGCGGCAACGAAGGACGATGCCGGCGCTGCCCGTGTCTATGCTACGGCGGCCGAGGCCGCAGCAATCGGCGCCGAACGCGAAGCCGTCGCCATGCGCGGCCAGTCGAACGTCATCGCCGGCGTTCGTAACGAGCTGGGCGCGCTCGGCGGCGCGCAGACCAAAGCGGTGGCAATCTCCGGCCAGGCCAAGGCCGGGTACCAGCAGCTGTCGTACCAGCTGGGCGACGTCGCCACGCAGTATGCATCGGGCACCGCTGCGACGATCATCTTCGCGCAGCAGTCCGGCCAGGTCATCCAGGCGATCAGCCTGATATCCGGTGAGGCAAAGGGCCTGCTCGGCATCCTCGGTGGCCCGTGGGGCATCGTGATCAGCTCCGCTCTGGTCGTGCTGACGCCGTTCGTGGGCAAGCTCCTGGAGAGCGGCGACGCGGTCAAGAAAGAGACCGATGCCCTGAAGGAGAACGCGGATAAGTCCGTGATCGCCGACAAGGCCAAGGAGGCTTTTGCCAAGACCGAGGCGGGCGCGATCGACGATGTTCGTCAGCTCACCGAAGAGCTGAAAAAGCAGAACAACGAGCTGAAGACGAACGCGGAGCGGATGAACATCCGCGCCAAGAGCCGTCTCGAGACATTGACCGACGCACGCACGGACGTCGCCAAGAAGCTCGCAACGGCGCGTCAGACCGTCGGCCAGGCACAAAGCGGTGGCCCGGGTTCGGGCTTGGCTACGGCTAATTTTGCGCAGCAACAGGTCGCCCGGCTGGAGACCCGGCTCAAGGGAATCGATAAGGCGATCGCCGACGGCAACGCCGCGTTGTTGCGCTCGAGGGCCGACCTCGCGGACGAGGCGGCAAAGCGCTCGTCAGATCCGGTCGCGGGGATCAATCGCGAGTACGACGGCCCGAACGGCCTGATCGAACAGGCGAAGAAGCGCGCGATCGCCGAGGGCACCGTTGATGCGGTCCTGACGAAGCAGCTCAAGACGCTACGCGCCCAACAGGCCAAGGACGTCGCAGCGGCCAACAAGCTCGGGTCGGACTCGTCGCGTACCGGCAACAATAACCAGCTCGGCCGCTCGATCACCGTCGACGACGCGCGCGCGATCGTCGCGAGCATTGGCGGCCGGGTGACCAGCGGCTTGCGCAGCACCGCCGATCAAGAACGGATCTACGCCGACAAGCTTGCCGGCCGCCATGTCGGCCCGGTTGCCAAGCCCGGTACCAGCGATCACGAGAAAGGGCAGGCGGTCGACATCGCCTATGGTCCGGGAATCACGATCGCGAAGATCCGGGAGGCATTCGCCAAGCAGGGCGTGGCCCTCCGGCAGATCCTGGACGAGCCGACGCAACGGGTCTTCCATGTCGCGTTCGGTAAGAAAGGCCCCTCACAGGAGCAAACCGATCGCACCCGGGAATCGGCCGAGCAGAAGCGGATCCGTGACGAAGAATCCTATGCGCAGCTGAAAGCACGTGCGCAGCAGGACTTGCTCGATGCGACCCGCACCCAGGCGGATACTATCGAGGGCGCGGCCGAGCTCGACGTGCAGATGCTGCGCCTCGAGCAGGAGCGGTTGAACAGCGCCGCCCAGGCCGGCGTCGCCGAGAAGCGCTGGTCGCTGGCGAAAGCCGACGAGCTGAAGACGCTGAACGCGGCCAGCGCAGATCTGAAGGTCGCAGGGGTTCGCGCTCGTGAACGCGTCGCGACCGGCGATCGTCAGCGCGAAATCGAACGCCAGGACATTGCCGGGCAGATCGGATTGCTCGAGCTGCAGGGAGATCTCGCGACTACCGCCAAGGATCGTCGCGCGATCGCCCTGCAGATCCTCGAGCTTCAGGAGCGGGAGGCACGCGCTACCCTGCAGACGGCGATCGACAAGGAAAAGGATCCGGTCCGCAAACAGGGGCTCGAGCGCGAGCTCGAACGCGTGGAACCGGAGTTCGCCGATCGTCGCGAGCAGACCGAACGGTCGAACGCGGGGCCGCTCGATCGGTATCGTGCCGATCTCAAGAGCGACACCGACGACATGAACACGGCGCTGCAAGGCGTTGCGGTCAACGGCCTGCAGACGCTGGAAAGCGGTCTGCTCGGGATCATCGACGGGACCGAGTCCGTGCAGTCCGCCTTCAAGCGGATGGCATCCTCGATCGTGGCGGATCTCGCGCGCATTGCGATCCAGAAGGCGATCGTGAGCGCGATCGGCGGCAGCTTCCTCGGCTTTGCCAAGGGCGGCGAGGTCAAGGGTTATGCCACCGGTGGTCAGATCATCGGGCCGGGCACGGGCACGTCGGACGACATTCTCGCCTGGCTGTCGAACGGCGAATTCGTGATGACCGCCGAGGCGACGCGTCGCAACCTGCCAACGCTGAAGGCGATGAACGACAATCGCCTGCCGGCATTCGCCACGGGCGGGATGGTCGGCGCCATGCCGCGTCTGCCGAACGTCCAGTCCGCTGCCAACGACGTCTATGGGCGCCGCGCCGATCGGATGCAGCTCGATGCCAACGTGACGGTCAACGCCGGCCCGGAATTCGATGCGCGCATGGAAAGCGTTTCGCTCCGGACCGTCAGTGCCACCGCCGAGCCGATCATGGCGGGCGCCACGTCGCGGACGATGCGCAAGCTCGGCCGCGGTGATCTGCCCGGGGGGTTCGAATAATGCTGATCGCAATGCCGTCGGCGCCGATCGCCGCGAAAGTCGATTGGAGAATCGATCAACCCGGGCAGGCCAACCGCGGCGAATGGACCGGCAAGCGGCGGGTGACACTGCTGTCGGCCGCGCCGCGCTGGTTCGCCAAAGTCACCCTGCCGCCTATCATCGGTGAAGCCCAGGTGCTCGACTGGCGTGCATTCGTCGTCGATTGCGACGGCATCGCGAACAGCTTTCGGGTGATCGCCTGCGAGCGCGAGCAGATCGCGGGCGCGATCGACGTCCGTGTGCTTGGCGCAGGACAGGGCGGGCATTCGCTCACGACGTCGGGCTGGGGCGCAGCGGGGCCGAAGCTGAAGCGGGGGCAGTTCATCACGCTCGGCGATCAGCTGCTGATGCTGAACGCGCCCGTCGTGGCTGATGCCAATGGCCGGGCGACCCTCTCGATCAAGCCGTATATCCGTGTGGTGCCGGCGGACGGGGCGACGATCGAGGTGAAGCGGCCGTACGCGGTGATGGCAATGTCCGACCCGAAGAATGGGTGGGATGTGGGCATCGGCCAGAATTACGGCGTCGCGTTCGATTGCGAGGAGGCGTTCTGATGAACAGCCGTCCCGACGCTTCGGCGAATGCAGCGCTGGCGGCCGACGTCCGCAAGCCAGTGACGTTCTGTCTCCTCGATCTTGCCGACGAGCCAATCCGCGTGACCAATGCGCCGTACAGCTTCACCTTCGCCGGTACCGGCGACGAGGATCTCGACGGCTTCACCTTCACCGCGGTCGATCCGCGCGTCGTGTCGGTCGGTCCGGTCAAGGCGCGCGAGGGCGGCACCGATACGCTATCGCTGCAGCTTTCCGGTCTCGCCGGCGTCGACGACGAGCTGATGACGCAGATCGGCGATCGCGCGAATTATGTCGGCCGTGATTGTCGGCTTTGGCGGGCGATGCTGGATCCGCAGCAGCTGACCCGCATCGGCGCGATCTGGTCCTACTACACCGGTTATATGTCGGTGCCGAAGATCGTCGGCGATCGGACGAGCCAGACGATCAACCTCGACGTCGAATCGTATCTCGCCTTCTTCGGCCAGGCGTCGAACCGCACCTACCTCGATCAGCAGAGCTACGACCCGGGCGATCGCTCGGCCGAGCTCGCGATCGCGATCGCCAACGGCGCCAGCCGCAGATCCTGACGGGAGCACGTCTATGTACCGTCAACCCGATTGGGAGACGCGGCTCGCCGCGTATCTCGAGCCCCTCCGCCTGCGCCCATTCGCCTGGGGTTCGCACGACTGCTGCACGTTCGCGTCCGGCGCCGTCGAGGCGATGACCGGGTTTGACCCCATGCCGGAATTTCGCGGTCGCTATTCGACGGCGCTCGGATCCGTCCGCGCACTTCGTCGGATTGGCGCCGGGGATCTTGCCGCGACGCTCGACGCCAAGTTCGGCGCGGTCTCGCCAGCGCTGGCGCACCGCGGTGACATCGTCATGTCGGGTGGCCTGCTCGGGATCTGCCTTGGCGGCTTCATCGTTGCGGTGGGCGCCGAGGGCGATCGCGAGGGGCTCATCCGCATCGAGCGCAGCCGTTGGGTGGATCCCCGCGCCTGGCACGTCCAGTTCGGCTTCTGATCGATGGCAAAGGCAATTGGATACGCTGCGCTGGCGATCGGCGCGGTGGCCCTCATCGCGACCGGCGTCGGTGCGGTCGCCCTTGGCGGCCTCGCGGGCACGCTAACCGTCGGCGGCATTTCGACCAGCACGCTGTTCCTGGTGTCGGGTGGCCTTAGCGTCGCTTCGACCTTCCTCACGAAAACGCCGAAGGTCACCGCCTCGCAAACCGAGCGCCTGACCGCGAGCGTGGATCCGCGCGCGTATCGCAAGACGTGGCTCGGTCAGACGGCCGGCGCGATCGACGTTCGGTATGAAGAATGGTCGGGCAAGGATCAGGAGATCTGCGACTGGATCATCACCTTTGCCAGCCACGCGATCGATGGCGTCGACGAGATCTGGTTCGATACCGAGATGGCCTGGTCGGCGACGACTGGCGTGGTCGGCAAATACGCCGGCTATTTCTCGATCCCGAACCTGATCCTGGAAGGCACGCCGCAGAACGCCTTCACCTTTGCCAGCGGCAAGTGGAACGCGAACACCGCGCGGATGACCGGCTGCGCCTATGCGCGCTTCCGCTTCAAGGTCACCGGCAACAGCAAGAAGGCTGAAAGCCCGTTCTCGAGCGGGATCCCCAGCCGCATCACCGTGATCGGCCGCGGCGCGAAGCTGTATGATCCACGTCGCGACAGCACCGTCCCGGGCGGTTCGGGACCGATGCGCGCGAACGATCAATCGACCTGGCGCTATACGGCCGATGACGGCGTCGTGATCGGCGAGAACCTCCCGCTGCAGATCCTGCGCGTCGTGCTCGGCTGGCGGATCCGCAATCCGGTCACCGGCCGGATGAAGCTGGCGACGGGCTCCGGTGTGCCGGCACGTCGCATCAGCTTCCCGTCGTTCCAGATCGCGGCGAACCTCGCCGACGAGCGCGTCAACCGTTCGGCCGGTGGCAACGAGCCCCGCTACCACGGCGCCAGCGTGATCTCGGAAGGCGACGATCAGAAAACCGTTCTCGATATGATGTGCGCCGGCTGCTGCGCGCGCTTTCGCGATACCGGCGGCAAGCTCGCCCTGGTCGTGTCGCACAACGATCTGGCGTCGGCCGCGACCGATGACGGCCTGAACGATGATGACGTTGTGGGCGCGTTCAATTGGGATCCGGATCCTTCCCTCGAGGCAACGCCGAACATCGTCCGCGGGAAGTACGTCGATCCGACGACGGCATCGCTCTACCAGCTGATCGACTATCCCGAGGTCAGCTTGCCGAGCCCGGATGGGCAGGATCGGTATCTGTCGCTCGACCTGGGCGTCGTCGAAAGCCCAAGCCATGCGCAGCGGGTTGCGAAGCAGGTGCTCCAGCGCCGTCAGTATTCCCGCCAGTTCAGCGCTGCCTTCGACATCCGGGCGTGGAAGTACAATGTCGGCGACGTGCTGCCCTTTACGTTCGCGCCGCTCGGTTTCACGCGTGCGCTGTTTCGGGTGAAGGAGCAGGAGCTCGGGCAGGGCGGCACCTGCAATATGGTGCTCACGTTCGAGACGCCGGACTTCTACCAATGGGATGCGAGCGACGCGCTGCCGGTCCAGGCGGCTGATCCGATCGTCTACGACAGCCGCAATAGCCCACTGATCCTGGCGATCGGTGAGGCGGCGACGACGGCGTTCTGGTCGCAGGTCCAGGATGATGATGGCAATCGGCCAGAACCTAACGCCGACGTCACGCTCGATCACTTCCCGAACGCATACGAGCAGTTCACCGGGCGATCGGCGCGGGACGTCGTCGACGATCTGGCATCAGCGGTCGATAGCATTGCGAAAGAGACGATGCGCGGCGCGACCTGGCGCGGGGAGAGCGACGACATCCTGTTCATGCCGGACGGGCGTCCCGTGCGGGTCGCAGTCGAGGCGATCGGCGCGAACGTCGATGGCGTTCAGCAGTTCGTGGCTTTCCTGAAGGAAGTCGACACCAGCGCCAAGACGTCGAAGTTCCTGTTTTCCGCGCGGTCGGATGGCTCGATCGTCGGCATCGAGGGGATTGCCGGGGGCGGCTTCAACCAGCTCAGCTTCGTCGCGTCCCGATTCCTGTACGTCGACGAGAACGGCGGCAACCCGATCAACGCCATGACGTACGAAGGCGGGGTATGGAAGCTCAAGTCGATCGTCGTCGACACGCTCGAGGCCAACACGGTCAAAGCCAAGAACATCGTGGGCGCCGCGGTTCAGCAGACGCGGTTCGATCCGTTGACGAGCGACATAACGATCGCCCGCGGCACCATATCAACTGTCGCCTCGGTCACGTTCACCAAGGACGAGGCAGCAAGCATGGTGAAGGTCACGTTCTTCGGCATGTTCTGGAGCACGGACGATCTGCAGTTCAATTGCAGTGTCGTCGTCGACGGGAACGTGTCCTATCCGGCCGGCCAGCAAGACAACATCTTCGACAATCGCAACAGCAACGCGAAGTCGACGATCACGCCTTTCGTCTACCTGACGGGGCTTGGCGCAGGCCAGCATACGATCGCCTTCAACGTTCAAAACGTTGAGGAAGATAACATCGCCCTGACGGTCAAGGCCGGCTCCACGCTCGAAATTCTCGAATTGAAGCAAGGGGCCGTCTGATGGCTGATCCTGTCGACCAGGCGAGCTTCGCCGACCTCGTGCAGCGCTTCTCCGCGCTCGTCGACCAGTGGCGCGGGATCGTCAGTCGAGTGCTCTTGCAGTCGCTGACCGGTCCCGGCCCGTGGCCGCTGTCCGCGGTCGAGCATGGCGGCAAGACCTTGCTGGTCGGCAACGGCACGACCGCGGCATCGATCACGCTGACGCTGCCGGCCGATGCGCCGGTCGGCACGCTGTTCCTGCTCGATCAGGACGCGACGGCACCGCTCCGCTTGGTACCCGCTGCGGGCGCCACGCTTCAGCATCGCCTCAACCACAACGGCACCGCCGGCACGGCCGCAAGCGTCATGGTCAAGTGCATCCGCAATGCTGACGGCGCGTCGGCCGCCTGGCGGCTCGCCGGTGACTCCGCGGTGGTCGGATGATGCTGGCGGTTCACGCCGGTTTCGCCGCGGCGCTGCTCGGCACGCTTGGTCCGCCATCCTCACGGCCTGTGCTCCACATCTCGCCGGGCGGTGCCGGTAACTGGTCGGGTGACAGCTGGGCGAACGCGGGGCCGCTGGCGAATCTCAACACGTTCATCACTGCCGCGAGCGCGCGTGGTGGGGAAGTCTGGCTCCGCGCCGATGCCGGCACGTACACCCTGCCGACGAGCACCCAGACGCTCACGCGCGGTGGGACCGTTGCAGCGCCGGTCGTCATCCGTGGCGTCGATGTGAACGGCCTCCCGATGAAGGCGCAATTCGTTGGCACGCGTTCAAACCCTCCGACGTTCACCGGGGGCGACAACACCGAGCAATTCTGGCTGAACGCCGGCGCGAGCAATCTACGCTTCAGGCACCTGGACTTTCGTAACTGCGGCACCGTGTTTCGCCTGCGCCAGGCCAATACGAATCTCGTGTTCGAAGACATCACCGCCAACAACATTCGCCGTTTGATCCAGAACAACGGCACCGCGGCAAACATCGTCGGCCTGGGGATCCGCCGGTGCAATGTGGTCGGGTACAGCAAGCAGGCGCTGATCGTCCGCTACGATAGCTCGAACATCGAGATCACGGACTGCTTCCTCGACGCCGGACCCAATCAGGACGGCGATCTATGGTCGACCGGGATCCAGCTCGACGACACCGCGCATGATGCGGTGCTGACGCGGGTCACCGCAAACAACAATATTCAGAACAACGGCACGCAGTACTGGAACGGTGACGGGTTCTCCTGCGAGCGCGGCAATTACAACATCACGTACATCCAGTGCGAGGCGAGGGGGAATTCCGACGGAGCGTTCGATCTCAAGGGGCAGGTGACGTTAATCCGCTGCCTGGCGGATGGGAACAAGCGCGGGTTTCGGATGTGGGGCGATGCCCTCCTGATCGACTGTGTTGCTCGGAACCCGGTCAGAATGGGTTCGGGCAGCGTCGGCCTGGTCTATGCATATCAACATAGCCGGGTTCGAGTTCAGGGCGGCAGCTTTACGATCACGTCGGCACTGCCGACCGCGCCTTTCCACATCTTCGCGGCTGGCTTCATGGCGGTCGATCAGGCGGCGCTGAACGGCGTCGTAAAGCCTGCGACCGTCAAGATGTTCGATACCGAGGGCAATGACGACGCGCTCTATACGACGTGGGATCACGCCGACGTTGTCGCATCGACCATCGAATCGATTACCTACAAGGTGCCGGGCGTGGCTCCGCCGTATGTCGTTACGCCGAGCACCGCCGGTACGGTCATCGAGATCTCGGAGAACCAGGCGCAAAACTTTCAGCTTTCGCTTGGGGAGCCGGGGAATGTTCTGATCAGCGGCCCCGACGCGGGCAAATTCGCGACGACGGGCCGGACGATCATCATGCGCGCGCAGGATTACGACGTTGCAGTCGGTCCCGGGGCCGATGGCAGCAAGACCTTGCGGATCTCAATCACCGTGCGCGATGCCAACGGCAATCTCTCGCAGGCTTATCCGCTGGCAATCGTGATCCGCGACGTCGACGACGACCCCATAAGCGTCGCGGAGATCTTCAACTATCCCGGCGCTGACGGGTGCGTGTTCGACATCGGCAATCGGATCGGCCTTTGGTCCGACCTCGCAATGACGGTGCCGGCGCAGATCGGCGACCTGGTCGCCGCGGTATCGGGCAAGGACGGTTTCGGACGCCGCATGTGGCAACCGGATCCCGAGCGGCGTGCAGTGCTCCGATCGGACGGGCTGTTCACGTATCTCGATTTCGACGGCCTCTCCACATTCTACAATCTCGGCGATCCGGGCGACTTCCGTTTTCCTCAATTCACCGCTTTCGCCACCTTCCGGCGGGCGGCTGAAGACAGTGACGGTCCAAACATGGTCGCATTCTTCGGCCGACGCAGCACGTCAGCTGCCTCGACGTCGAACGGTAGCTTCTGGATGGCGGTACGAGGGGGCGCGTCGGTCACCTATCGACTGACCGGACCGGGCGCGACGTCGGACGGCGTCGGCGGTTCGTCAGGCCGCACGCTTATGCTTTCGCTCCGGAGCACGGACGGGGAGTTTCGATCGAACGCCGTCCAGGTCATCGCGCCAGGCGGAGGATCCGCCAACAACGCGTACGCGCTGCCCAACGAGCAACCGCTGGTCGGCGTGCGCTGGGATGGAACCTCGTATCGCGGCTTCATTCGTGGCCGCCTCTATGCCCTCGTCATCCCGAACCAGGCCTGCACTGATCCCATCCGCTTCCGCATCGAGCGCCAGTTCGGCGCCAGCGGAGGCCTTGCCCTTTAGCCGGTTCCTATTGGTCGCCTGACTAGCCGGCAGGCCCGACCCACCCGGCGCGCAGCGCCTTTCCCAAGATCGGAAATACCTATGACGCTGGATCCTCTTCCCGGCGCTGCGAAACTGTCGTTCGACTTGGTGTCGGCGGGGATTGCAGTCGGCACGCTCGCGCAGCTGCTGCCGCACATCGCCGCGCTGCTGACGATCGTGTGGACGCTCATCCGGATCCTCGAGACCGAGACCGTCCAATCCGTCCTTCGGCGCCGTCGTCGTGATCTCGAATAGTCCCGACGACGGGTCGGACCTGCCGATGGTCGCCGCGATCGCGGCGATCGCCGAGATCTACGCGGCCGCGGCCGCTTCCATTGCCCAGGAGAAAAATGATGTCTGACGTCAAACGTCTGGCCGTAAAGACGCTCGCCGGCGTCCTCGGCAGCGCGGCCGCTGCAGCTGCGCTCTTCACCTCAATCCCTTCCGACGAAAGCGGCCGTAAGGTTGCGGTGACGATCGCGCCGAACGGCGCCGCGACGATCCGCCACGTCTCCGGCCCGCAGTTTCTCCGCGCCTATCTGGACGCGGTGAAGGTGCCGACCGCGTGCGACGGCATCACCCGCGGCGTCCGGATGGGACAGACCTACACCGAGGCACAGTGCACGGCAAAGCTCGAGGAAGAGCTGATCGCACACGCCTCGGCCGTCATCGCATGCGTGCCGAAGCTGTACGGCCGCCCCAACCAGGCCGCAGCTTCGGTGAGCCTCGCGTACAACATTGGCGCGGCCGGTTTTTGCCGATCGACCGCGGCGCGCCGCTTCAACGCCGGCCAGTGGGCCGCGGGCTGCGACGCCTTCCTGATGTGGAACAAGGCTGGCGGCCGTGTGCTCGCCGGCCTGGTCTCGCGACGCAAACGCGAACGCACCCTCTGCCTCACCGGCCTCTGATTTCACCAAGGAGGAAGACGATGAAGGAACTGCTGAAGACGCTCGTGCGCGAGATCCTGGCGCCAATGGCGATCGCCGCGGCCACCAAGGTCGTAGCGAAGAAGCTGGCACCCAAAGACAAGCCCGCGAGCTGATCCGGACCGGGTGAGCGCGAGCTCACCCGGCTTCCTTTCCTCCCAATTTCAAAATCGATGCAGCGCGATCGTCAATTGTCGTCGCCCGCATCCTGCCTGAACGAAAGACATTCCATGGCTCGCAATCCCCGCATCGGTCGCCCAGGTGGCGGGCGTCGTCTTACCAGTCTGGCCGCGGCTATCGTCATCATCGGCAGCGGTGTCGTCACGCCAACGCCAAAGCTTGCCTTGTCCGCGATCGCGCCGTCTGTTGTGGCGAACGCGGCGCCGGGAACGCTGGTGTCGAATATCGCGAACGTTCCAGCGAGCGTGACCCCGTCGGTCACCCCGAACGATGGCCGCCTTGTGATCGCGGGTGACTCGTCAGCGGGTTGGAAGGTCGTCGTCGGCAACTCCGCGCTCTCGATGGGGACGATCAATTTCTCGGTCGCAGCCGCGGGCGCGACGGGCGCGAGCGGGGCGCTGACGGTAGCAGCGGTCGCCGCTGCCTTCTCGTTCGCGCAGCTGCCCGTTGACACGGTGATGATGGATCTTGATCCGGCGGTAGCGTCCAGCATGACGATGGGCACGACGGTCGGGACCGAGGTCAAATCATGGCGGTCGGTTCACCAGGGTACGCCGGCAGCGGTGACGTTCGCTCAGACGGGGGCAGATGGCCTGGCGCCGCGGTTTGTCGCTGGCGGATGGGATGGGACGCTTCCATCGGTGCTCAGCGACGGTACCAACGATTTCCTCATCGGCGACGGTCCGTACGCTAACCGTCAGTGGCATTTCGTCGTGGCTGAGCGCGCGACGACGAACAACGTCAACACCCAGAACAGCAAGGCCATGTTCGGCGGTGCGGAGAGCAACGGCGGGCGCTATGGCCGGATTGCCGTTGTCCGTCAGACGCAGGACACCTCGCTAACGAGCATTACCTTCAGCGGCTTGGGCAGCAGCTCCTTGAGCACCCGTGGCGGCTTCACGGTGGGTAAGAAGATGACGATCTTCTATGACCTCGGGCGGTTCAACAGCATCGACGGCGTTTCCAAAAACGCTTGCCCGGCTAGCGATGTCGGCACCGCGACAAATACGTATCTGTTCGGCCGAGGGGATACCGACAACTGCATGGGCATGAAGCTGGCCCGCATGGTCACGGTCGACCCAACCAAGCTGCACGGCAGTTACGATAATGCTTGGGCTACCACCGTGATCGCAGGCCATCTGGCATGGAAGTACGGCACGCAGGACGCGCTTAGCACGACGCATTTCTTCAAGAACCGTGCGCCGCTCGCCAGCGACTTTTCGGGCTTCAACCCAGCGATCCAGACTTGGGGTAACTCGATCGGCAATGGCACGTCCGCGGGGCTGCCGAACGCGGTTGTCCGCGAAGGCGTATCGCTTGCCCAGCGCGGCAGCTCGGTGACCAACGGCTGCACCGGCGGGCATACGCCGGCGCAGATCGAGAACGCGTTCAATAATGGTCTCAACTTGGGGCAGGGCCTGACCGACAACCTGCCGATCGCCCTGCAGCGCGACAAGATGACGATGTTCGGCGAGATGTTCGCCAACGCGCCCAACGCGGGCGAAGACGGCGCGATCGTCTGCATGCAGCGGATGGTGCCACTGGTCGAGCAAGCGCAGGGCGTCAGCGCTGGCAATGCCCGACTGCTGATCTGGGCACCGTGGTCGAGCTGGACCGGCGACGTCAAAAGCACGAATCGTCAGAACACGATCGCGCAGATGCGCGCCCTCTGGCCGAACTATGTCTACGACATCGAGGAAGACTTCTATCAGCTGGGCGCGCCAGGCGCGGCCTACGACGATCCGACGAATTATGCGCTCGGTCGTCCGCCTGCTGCGCTCAAGGAAGCCAACGGGACGCTCCACCCGAACGACACCGGCTACGGCGAGCTTCGCAAGCTGATCGGTGCCTGGATCGGCGCCCGCAAGTGGGACCTGTAATCACCAGAACTTAGAGTCGGTGTCGTCGTCTGAGATGCGAAGTGTCTCTCTAAACCAGGCGACACCGGCCGATATAATTCTGCTGATCCACTCGAACATCCGCGCCTCCACTTGGCGCCGTATCTGAGTCTTTCGCGCCCTCGAGGCAAGAAAACTTAGCCTCGATCAAGCCAAATCCCGCCCTTGCGCCGTGCAGGTGCCCAACGAAGGAATTTTCATGTTCCGTCACCTCATCACCCTTGCCGTGGCCGGTGGCCAGACGATCGTCACCTCGCCGGTCGAGCTGATCGACAACAGCCCGAAGACGCCGGGAATTGTCATCGTGAATGCAAAGACGTCGCCCCAGGTGAAGAAGAACACGGTCGTGTTTCCCTGCATCGGATCCGGCAGCCCGTGGCGGTATAGCGTAGGCGTGCCGTGCCCGGCGCCCGTCGTCGCGTCGCCGATTGCGGCGCCGGTCGTCACGACGGCCTGCAAGGATCTCGGTGCGAACGCGCAGTGGACCTATGCGAGCAAGGGCGGCACCTATGGCAATGTCTGCCTGACCCGGGCAATGGATGCCGTCCCGCTCGATGGCGCACTGGCCGAACCGCGCGTGTTCCAGGACATCACGCTCGCGGCCTCGCGGGGCTTCATCACGCAGAAGGGCTCCGCCTGGAAGGCGTTTGCGAACGTCACCGCACAGCGTTTCGACGTGACGGCATGGAAGCGCGGGATCTTCATCCGGGGCGGCTCGCACGATTGGCTGATCCAGGACTTCCGTATCACCGGTTCGCGGGTCAACACGTCGCCCGGCGACATCCCGGTCGGGATCGGCATGGGCGGTGCGACCAACATCGTGATCCGGCGCGGCGAGATCAGCGGCTTCAAGACCGCCCTCAAGAGCACCACCGCATATGCGAATGCCGACTGTGTCAGCGCCGAGCGCGGCGACAGCTTCGTGATGACCGACGTTTACGCTCACGATTGCACCGACGGCATCGTCGACACGAAGGCGACCACGCACCTTGACCGGATCCGCGCAGCGAACGCCGGTCACTACAGCTACCGGTTCTGGGCGGTGGTGACGGCCGGGACGCTGACCTCGGAGAACCCGGGCGGGGCGCATATCCAGCTGGCCTCGGCGACCGCGCGGGTGAAGATCGATAAGCTGATCGTGATTGGTCCCAAGGCGATGATCCACGTCGATAGCAAGGGCATCGGCAGCGAGATTATCATCGGCGAGTGCGACCGCCGACTGGCCACCGGTCCGGTGGTGTCGGGCTTTCATACGCGCGCCAAGATCACTCTCGGCAAGGGATGCCAGGCCTAACCGCTCAAGACCTGCGCGCAGCCGCTTCCACGGCGATTGGCGGCGTGGCATAGATGGCCCGCCTGTCCGAGCTTAGCCGCAAAGTCAGGCCCGCGCGCGCGGTAAGCTCTGGGTCGCCGGTTCGCCGGGTGGCCCGCCAAATATAATACCCTCCGGGGAAATACGCGGGGCGTAGTTCCCAGGGCCTGCGCGGCTAACCACCCGGTCCGTCCGGTGGGTGAGCCGCGCAGCGACCCCTTCCAACAGTTTCGCGACGATCGTCGCACCATCCATCCCACGGCCGACCGGCCGGGGCCCCGCCGATCACGTCGATCGGCGGCCATCATGGCGCGCGTAGCCCGTGCCTCGTCATGAAGGTCACACCTCCACTATGCATCCTACCATCGCTGCTCGCCCGCCCGCTCCGTACATGGGCGGCAAGCGCAACCTCGCTACGCGCCTATGCGCCCTGATCGATGACACGCCGCACAAGGCCTATATCGAGCCCTTCGTCGGCATGGGGGGCGTCTTCCTGCGCCGATCGCGCCGGCCGAATGTCGAGATCATCAACGACCTGTCTGGCGACGTCGCCAACCTGTTTCGCGTTGTGCGCCGGCATTACGAGCCCTTCGTCCAGGAGCTGCGCTGGCTGATCGCCAGCCGAGCGGAATTCGACCGGCAGCGGTCAATCGATCCGACCACGTTGACGGACATCGAGCGGGCCGTCCGCTTCCTCTACCTCCAGCGCCTGGCGTTCGGGGGCAAGGTCATCGGCCGGCACTACGGCGTCGACCGGAAGTCGCCGTCGCGGTTCAATCTGGCCAAGCTTCGTGCCGAGCTGCGCCTGCTCAGCCGGCGACTGGAGCCTGTCCAGATCGAGCAGCTGACCTATGCCGAGGTCATCCGGCGGTACGATCACGCCGGCGCGCTGTTCTATCTGGATCCGCCCTATGACGAGACGACCGGCTACGGCGTCGAATTCGGGCGTGACGATTATGTCGCGATGGCCGCGCAACTCGCGTCGATCGCCGGCAGCTTCATCATGTCGATCAACGACACGCCGTTCATCCGCGAGACGTTCGCTGCTTTCGACATCCAGGAAGTCGAGACGACCTGGACGATCGGGGCGGTAGCGACGGGCGCCGGCGCGAAGGTCACCGAGCTGATCATCCGCAACAAGGTAGCCTGACCGGCTTCGTGCTTTGACTCGGAAAACCTCCCGGCCGCGTGCTTTCAATTATCTAATCGATCGCCCGCGCCGGGGTATCGACCAACCAAAAGCGGGGTATATCGTCTCGGAAAGTGGCGGAAATCCGTGGTCGCGGCGGAGGGGTCCTCCGCCGCGATAGTTCAGCTTACACCCTCAATATCTCTAATAGAGGATCAAAGGCGTAAAGCGCCGCACGACGCCCAGCCGAAGGCTCGATCGTGCGAAGCAATCCGCTTTCGGAAAGCCTACGCGACAGCGATCGCGCGGATGATGCCGGGATGCCGGATCGATCTACAAACCGATCATTACGGAAAACTGGACTGGCAAAAACGAAGTCGAGCGCTTGATCGTGGAACTGCGAGTTCAACGCTTCGCGAAAACGCTCTCGCATTTCGCTATGAAGCGCAAAAATTTTGTCGGCAGTTTCAATGTTGACCGATGCTTGCGCATGCATTGCCTTGAGAAAAAAGACAACCCAGCCGGTCCAGTCACCAACGGCTGACACGGCACGCATCCTTTCAATATATTCGTCTTTGTGCGTCTCAAAATATCCCGATACGAAAAAGTTAGGCTGGCATATAATTCCAAGCTTCCATAGCATCAGAGTTATCAGCATCCGGCCAATCCTCCCGTTGCCGTCTTCGAAGGGGTGGAGAGCTTCAAATTCGACATGTGTCAGAGCAGTTTTGATCAGCGGGCGCATTGTGCTTTCATTTACAAAAGCCAACAAGCCGCTCATCGCAGGTGCTAGTTGTTCTGGAGCTATCGGAACATAGTATATCTTGCCTCGTCGGTCATCGCCGATGTAATTCTGTTCGGTTTTATATGATCCTGGACGTTTTCGAGCGCCCCGCCCGAAAAATAGCAACTGTTGGTGGGCTGTCCTCACTAGGTGTTCACTTAACGGAGCGCCTTCAGCAAGTGCCTGCTGAGCATTGCGCAGAGCGCGTGAATATAAATATGTCTCGATGTCGTCGTTGCGAGCTTCTCGGTATGGGTCGCTCGCGCCCGCGTCCTCCTCTGCCTCAAGGCGATAAAGCTCTTCGATCGTCGAGATGGTGCCTTCCATCCTCGACGAGCTCACAGCGTCCTGCCGGCGCAGTGGTGCTAGGAATAGCTCGCTGTTGACCATATTCGCCATTTTGGCGTCATAGCGCGCCAACGACGCCGCCGCCTCTTCCAACGGTCCGAGCAAGGCTTCGTAATCGAAGGCTCCCGGTGGAAAGGCCCCTACGTGATAACTGACGGCATTTGAGAGATCGTACGGTTTGATGCTCATCTGAACGCCTTCCTTGTCATCAACCAGCTTTGGCGGGGTCCTAGTGACACCAAGTGAGGTTGGCAACAGGAGTGGCTCTCGTTCTAGCATCAACCTGATTCGCTGTTAGCTGGCTCGCATCAACCAACGTTGATGACAAACTAGCAAAGCGGGTTGTTAGCTAAGTCCAAAAGTAAGGATTTACCTGGCGCTCCGCGCGTCCCGGCGAGCTATCGCTCCAGGGCACCGTGAACCGAAGCGCAGTATGCCTACGCCGTTCATAGGCCTGCCCAAAACATTCTATCCGGGCACGATTATGGCAAAGGGAACCTCCGCCGCGGCTATCGGGTGGCCCGGCTATTCTCAGGGCGGCCAGGCCAAACGCCAAGGTTCGCATTATGCATAGATATACGCATAAATGCATAACAACGTCAGATACCCGTGATCAGCTCGAGCTCTCGACTGCGGCCGCAACGAACGAGTTCACTTCGATAGCGTTCGAGCGGTCGTTCCAATAGACGACACCGACGTCGGTGTCGTTCACCCAGGTGACGGTCATCGTTGGGCTGCCCGATCGAAGCATCACAAGATCTCCGGGCTTGAAAGTTTGACTGTTAGCCATGTCGTTCTCCGTCACGCTTGTTTCGGTCGGAGCTCTTCTCCGCCTTTGTGTAAGCTGAACCGGCGGTTGGCGAACGACAACCCAGTTTGTGTATCGTTGGCGATCGCTAACCCGACGGCTTCCTTCACCGGACGCCTAGATCAGTCTTCGTCTCCGGCTTCGATTATGCCGATGATGGTAGATTCAACGATCCGGATTTTGTTACCACGCGGCGTCTCGAAACTGAGGACTCCGCCAGACGATACCGGATTCTGTACCCGGTAGAGCTTCGCGATACCCGCAACGATGATGTTGACCGGAATGCCTTGCGCACTCGCGTCCATCACCCGGCTGATCAGCGCCTCGCGCGCAATTGCATCTCTTTCCACAACGTTTCTCCCTTAGACAGGCTAAAGCATATGCTGACCAATGCCGCGGTGAAAGCCGCGCGGCCGCGCGCGGCCGCATACAAGCTGTTCGACCAGGGTGGCTTGCACCTCTACGTCGCGCCGACCGGCCGGAAGTCCTTCCGCATGCGGTTCCGACTCGGCGGCAAGGAACAGCTGCTGACGATCGGCGCCGTTCCTGAAGTGTCGCTCAATGATGCCCGCGTCCGTTGCGACCAGGTTCGCTCGCAGCTCAGCCGCGGCGAGGATCCGCGCGTGGTCGAATTCGCGCAGACCGGCGCGGCACGTGCTTTCGAGAAAGTTGCGCGCCAATGGCATGCCCACATGCGCCGGCGCTGGACGGACGTGCATGCCGGCGATGTTCTTCGCACGCTCGAGCGCGACGTCTTCCCGGCGATCGGCGAGATGCCGATCGGCGCCATCACCGTGCCAGTGATCCTGAACGCGCTGCGCGTCATCGAGGACCGCGGGAGCCTCGAGACCGCGCGTCGGGTGCGGCAGCGGATCTCGGCGGTGTTCGGCTTTGCCATGGCCGAGGATCTTGTCGACCAGGATCCTGCGGCGATCGTCGGCAAGGCGCTCACGCCACCGGCACCGGCACGCCATCACCCCGCGCTACTCGAGGTCGTCGACGCGCGCGCGCTGCTCGCCGCGGCCGAGCTGGTCGACGTCGCGCCGGTCGTGCGGCTGGCGTCGCGGTTCCTCGCGCTGACGGCGGTCCGACTGGCGGCGGTACGCGGCGCCCGATGGGACGAGATCGAGGATCTCGATGGCCCGGCGCCGCTGTGGCGCGTGCCGGCGGCGCGCATGAAGCTCGCGGCGGCGAAGAAGCTTGATGCCAAGAACGATCACATCGTGCCGTTGTCGCGCCAGGCGGTGCAGCTGCTGCGCGTGGCCGTTTCGACCTTTCCTCGCCGAGGCTCGTCAGATCTGATCTTTCCTGTTGGCGTCGGGGAAAAGGCGATCGGGGAGGCCGCAATCGGCGCGCTCTACGCGCGCGCGGGGTTTGGCGGCCGCCATGTTCCCCATGGCTGGCGCGCAACGTTCGCTACGATCCTCAACGAGCTGTGCCCGGGTGAGCATACCGCGATTGATCGTGCGCTCGCGCATTCGCCGAAGGACAAGGTCGCGGCCGCGTACGATCGGAGCGAGCAGCTCGCCCGCCGGCGGCGGCTGTTCCAGGCATGGGCGGACGAGCTCGACGGGGCGGACGCGGCGGGCGCGGCGCGCGCGGCGGTCGCCTGCCCCCCCCGGGGGGGCGAAAGTCGGGAAGGGTCACCTGCCGGACACCGCGTAGGGGGACCGTCCGCACTGCGAGATGTTTCAGGGTAAAAAGATCGGCCAGGGCCGATCGGCCAATTGGCGGACGATCGCGCCTACCTCTCCGCGTTTGCGCCGCTTGAGAGGTTGACGGATTTTCGTTTCACTCCCCCACCGACAGCCCGGGGCGGCGCAAGCCGCCTCGTTCCGACAGCCGGGTCTTGGCGGTCGGGTCCTTGAGGCATGCCGTTTCGGCTCTGGGGAAATATCAAATCAACGCCGGCTCCGCGTTCAGCGGAGACGTTCTTTATTCCTCATGTCTGAATGCAGGATAGAGCACATTTCATGTACTCGCGTTGTTGAACGAAGAAGCCGCGCTCGCGAGGGCTTCACGCAGCGGCGCGTATTGGACTTCCCGCGGCGTATCGGGCGCGAGGGCGGCGGGGACGGCCCCCAGGCGGCGAAGCTTCGCCACCAGGATCTGCATGTACCGCTGCCAGGTGCCGCGCTCCATGCTGCGCCGGTGGTCGAAATAATAGGCGTTTGACGTCTGCTCGCGCTGGGGCGCGAACTCGCCTTCGTTATTTGTCCGGATGCTCCGCCGAACCCAATCGATGAAGCCGCGGGCCTTCAGACGCGCTATGGCCTCAATTGCCGCATTGCGGCTGCAGACGGCCCATTCCGCGATCGTCTCGTACGATGGGAACAGCGCCCCCGTGGCGTGGTCGATCCGCTCGAGCAACGCGTCGAGGACGGTGATGTCGATGCGGGTGAGTCTGACATCGGCGCGCGCGATCGTCGCGTCGAGCCGTTCGATCTCGTGCCGGATCGTTGCCGGTCGACCAATGGGGGCCTGCCCCTGCGGAGTGAGCGCCGCCAGCTCGGCCGCAAGCGCGTCGCGCTGCTCGCGGATCTCGCGAAGGCGACGGTTGGGCAAGCGCTCCCAATCGGTCCGGCGCTGCTCCTTGGCGGTTTTGATCAGCGCCTCGCGGTGGATCACGGCCTGCGCATGCGATCCGTCGCCAACCTTCTTCCACGGCTGGGCTCGCTTGTCGTCGACGTCATAGCTGTTGCGCCGAGGGACCTTGCGTCCCTCGCCATGATCTGGGCCGCGCGGCTTCTCGGCGAACCGCGCACCAGTGCCGCGGATCAGGTTGTGGACAGCCTGCGCGGTCGGCGCGCTACCGGTCCGCGCGCTCACTGCGCGAACCCCGTCAGAGGTGCCGTGGCCCCTCGATCAACTGGGCAGGCTCCATCTGGCCTACCGACAGCAGGTCGGCCCATTCCTGCGCAAGCTGTCGCCGACGCGGCATGTATGCATACCGATTGTAGATCGACTCCACGCTGCCGGCGACGTGCGCCAACATCAGGTCGATGACTTCGCGGTCGCCCTGGCGCCCCTCTTCGGCCGCAAGCCTGTTCAGGACGGTCGAGAAGGTCGCGCGCCAGCCGTGCGGCAGATGGATCCCCGCGTAGCCCGCTTCCCGATAAAGCTTGCTGACCGTGCTGTCGCTGATCGGCCGGTTTGCAAACCGAACCGATCGAAAGATGAGCCCCGTCGTGCCGGTGAAGTCGATCGCAACTCTCACGACCTCGACCGCCTGATGCGACAGGGGCACGATGAAATCGTACGACGGATCGGCGCGCCGATCCTGCGCCAACTTCATTTTCGAAGCTGGGATGCGCCAGATCGGCGAATCGCCGTCCAGATCCTCGAACTCGTGAACCTCCGCGAGGCGCAATACGCCCGATCGGACCGCCGTCAGCGCCAGCAGGCGCGATGCCAATCGAGTCAGCGGATAGGCTGGTCGCGCCTCGATGACCTTCAGCAGCTCGCGCGCTTCGGCAACCGTCTGCACCGCGGGATAATGGCCGTGCCGAATCGGGGAGAGGGCTTTGCCCATCTCGGCCGCGGGATTGTTCGTGGCTATCGCGCTGGCGATCGCGTGCACGAAGATGTCCGAGATCCGCTGCCGCGCCCGATGCGCCACGTCGGCCGAGCCGCGCGCTTCGATCTTCCGAAGCAACGCCACAATTTGCGGTGATGTAACCTGCGCGATCGGCAGCTTTCCGATCGCCGGAAAGACGTCGTTCTCCAGCGTCCGAAGTACGTGCTTTGCATGCCTCGGCTTGAACAGCTTCGACTGGTTCGCATGCCAGGACAGCGCGACCGACTTGAAGGTGTGCTCGCCCTGCGCGGCGGCTTGCGCGGCCTGCAGTACGCGATCGATCGACGGATCCACGCCCGTGCGCAGTAAGGCAGCGGCCTTCTCCCGCGCGATCCGCGCCTTCTTCAGCGACACGTCCGGATACAGCCCGAAGGTCAGTCGCTTTTCCTTGCCGTGGATGCGATATTTCCACCGCCAGGACCGGGCGCCGGACTTCAGGATTTCGAGATAGAGGCCGTGCCCGTCGAACATCTTCGACTTGCCGTCGATCGGCGGAGCCTTGCACTGTAAATCGGTCAGCAAGCGATGCCCCCTGATTCGGAAAACCGTGCCCCCATAATGCCCCCGAATGCCCCCGCCAGCTAAGGCGGCTTATGACGGCTTCTGGCGACAACGCAAACGCCGAAAACCCCTGCAAATCTGCCGGTTTTGAAGGGCCTTGGCGGTCTGTGGCGGCGTGGAATGGTGCCGGTTGCAGGAATCGAACCCGCGACATCCAGTTTACAAAACTGGCGCTCTACCAACTGAGCTAAACCGGCCTGAATCGCCTCATGCGTCAGGTGACGCCGAAGGTCCAGCCTTCGGTGGCCGCAATATGCGCCGTCATTGCAGGCGGGTGCCAGAATTTTTCCGTACACGCGTGCCGACGAAGCCATGCCGCGCCGACGATCGCATCGGTCGAGTGATCGTCATACTGGCGAAGCGGGGCGTGCGCCGCCGAACCGAACGCCGCGAGCGCGGCATCGAGCGCGCCGGGGTCACGGATCTTGCTGCGTCCCGCGGGCACTCCCGCGGCGCGCGCGGCGATGCTGGTATAGATTTCGACGACCGTCGCTCCAGTCGCCGACGGCGGATCGAACGGCCAGACGGGTATCGCCCGATCGAGACGGTGGAGCAGGCGCATGCCCGCAAAGCTCGCCTTGGCTACCTGCGCGGCGCCGATCGCGTCGTAGACCGTCGACGGTTTGCGTCCCCCGTCGCTCGCCATCTCGCAGCGCCGCCAGAACAGGAAATCGGCCTTGGTACCATCCGCTGCGCCCAGGTAGAAATGTGTGCCGCGTCGCCGTTCGATGAACGAAGCGGCGCACAGGTCGGCGTCGTCGCTCTCCGCGTCGACGCTCCCCCATAACGCTCGCGCATCCAAAGTCACGGCGTCACCGGGAAGGTGTGCGCCCCGTTCGACGAACGGCGCGGAAAAGCTGAAATCGAACCCGACGAGCAATGGCGCATCGCGCTTCGTGAGGAGCCAGTCGAGAACGGCGGTCCGCGACCAGACGCCGTCGGGCGCGGGGACCAGCACGGGTGCCGCGGATCCCTGCTCGCACAGCGCGACGGCGATCCCCTTGTGGCGTCTGCCCTTTGCGCCGGACCAGTCGATCACCGCGAACTGCCGGAAATGAACGGGTGAACCCACCACCCTCAGCGGCTGCTCGCACGCGTCGCCGCAAGGATCGCGGCGGTGAACCCGGCAACGTCGAACCGAGCCGCACCGGGATCCTCGCCGCGCCGGACCACCACGAGATGCTCGGACGGGACGACCATGACATATTGCCCGCGATTGCCCTGCGCGGCGTAGCTCCCGGCGGGCAGGCCCTGCTTTTCGCCGAACAGCCACATGGTCGCGCCATAGCCGGGGCCCGTCGCAGGTTGCGGGCCGCTCGGCGTGGTCATGTACGTCATCCACCCCGCCGGCAGCAGGCGGCGGCCGTTCCAGGCGCCATCGTCGAGCCACAGCTGGCCGAGCCGTGCCAGGTCGCGCGCGGTGCTCCAGACCTGGCTGGAGAGGATGTAATTGCCCTGCCAGTCGGTTTCGGCCACGCTGTGTGTCATGCCGAGCGGCGCAAAGAGCGCGCGCTGCGGGAAGCCGCGATACCGGTCGCGCATGACGCCGCGCAGGCTGTGCACCGCGAGCAGGATGTCGTTGTTCGCATAGCGGA